TGTGAACCTGGCGGCTCGCCATGTCCACGCCCTGCGGCATCACAAGGTCAGCGGTCGCAAACGCGATCGCGTCTTTGTGGTAGAGCAGGTTCTGCGGGTACTGGGTGCTGGCGCTGCCCAAGAAGGTCACCGTCGCGCCCGATTGCGGGAACGAGTCCACGGTTGCCAGAGCCTGACCGGAGGTGTAGATCGCCGGGCTGACGCTGACCGTGTACGCGCCGCCGGCTGCCGTCGCGTCAGCGGTCGCCACAAACTGCTGAAGCGAACCGGTCGACTCACGGGTCTGCGGGTTGACCGCAAACACGCTGCCGATCGTGAACACATCGCCCTTCTTGATGGTCTGCGTGCCGGTGCCGGTGATCGCAACGGTCGTCGCGCCCTGCGTGCTGACGGTAGTGGTCACCGTGTGCGCGCCGGTGCGGGTGCCGGTCGTGTGCTGCTTGATCGACTGCGACATTGCCATCTCGTCGTAACCCAGAATGCCTTCGCCCATCAGGCCCGACTTGAACTGACGGCTGATGGTCGACACCGGGTTGAACAAGCCCTTCATGCCCTCGACCAGACCGGCGTTGGCAGCCGGGTTGACGGTGGCATAGCGCGGGCTCATCGGCGCGGCGGCCTCGTTCAGCTTCTGCTGACCTTGGAGCAGCACCAGGCTGGTCGACGGAACGGTGCCAGGCGTACCGACCGAGGCAAAGATGCCTTGGTAAGCGTTCGCCACATCGGCGTCGATGCTGGAGGCCAGCTGACTAACCCGAGGCTTCAACACACGCTCGGCAAAGTCGTCGAGCTGCATGGTCAGTTCGGCAGTCGTGAAGTTGATGCCGATATGCTTCTGGCTGGAGACGGTGAGCGTGGTGAACTGCTCGTTGTCGTCCTGCACTTGCAGCGCGGCGCCATCGGTTACCAGCGCGCGGTCCGGCAGACGGATACGAAGGGTCGTACCAATCTTGGCGCCTTCCTGCGCGAACGAGTTGTCGTACTGACGGTTTACGTTACGGGTGATCACAAGGTTGTTCTCGAGGATTTCGAGAGCCTTCCTCGTGATCATGTCAATCGTAAGAATGTTATTTGCCATGATGGCTCCTTAAACTTGCTGTTGGGCTTGCCACTTGCGGATCTGCCGTTGGCGCTCCGCTTCGATCCACGCAGAAGCATCCATCGCTTTGACCGAGCGAGGGTCCGTGGTGTCGTAAGCGGGCGTTCCGGCCGTTCGCGCTGTGACAGGCGTGATGGGCGCCGGGGCGCTCGATTGCTTCCTGACCGGCATTGGACTGCTGGCGAGTTTCGCCTCAATCTTGCCGATCTCCTTGGCCTGCAAGATCGGGCTCAAGCGGGAGATGCGATCAGCTTCCTTTGGGTGACTGCCTAAATAATAGGCAAGGTCAGGACCAACGTCAGAAGCCTGAATCGTCTGCGCCATCACGGTGGTGATTCGCAGGTTTGGGTTGTAGGCGACCGTTTCAAAGTCGTCGTACTTGTCCCTTGCCTGCTCTTCCCGTTCCGCGTACGTCTCCAGCAGCTCGGCCTGTTGGCGCTCCATGTCCCTTTGCTGGAGAAGCTGTTGAGCCTTCTGTTCGGCCAGCGCTTGCGCGTAGGCTTCAACCGACTCAAACTGCTCTGCCGGCGGCAGTTCCTTGGGCGTTTCGGACGTTTGCTGCTGAGGGCGCTGTTGGCGCTCCCACTTGCGCTGCTCTCGCGCAAGCCGTTTGGCAACGATGGCGTCAAGCTCTTCTTGAGTGAAGGTCTTGGTCGCTTCCGGCGTTTGTGGTGCTGCTTCAGCAGATTCAGGTGCCGTAACCTGGGGCTCTGCTGGCGCGGGGGTCTGTTCGACCGGTACCGCTACTTCTTGGTCAGACATGGTTGATTCCGAAGAATCCCTGGTGTGGCGCACCAGTACGCACTGAGGTTAATCGGTTTGCGGGACTGGTGTCAAGCCTTCCAGTTGCCCATCGGGAAATCTGAACAGCAATCCGGGGATCTGCGCTGCGCTGAGAGCGTTTAGCGTGTCGTCGTAGATGCCACCGCTGGCCACACCGTAGATGTTGGCGTTCTCGTCCTGATACAGAGCGTTGAACATCCGGGACGCATCGTCCGAGGTCGCCTGTGCCGCAGGGATCTGATCTTGCGGGACGATGACTGTTGCGCGTGTGTCCATGCTAGTACGCCTTCGTTAAGCCGTTCATGTAGGTTTCGAGTGCCACTGTCTGATCAGCGGTCAGCAGCTTGCCGACAGCGACGTTGCCGTATTCGTAGCCGTTGAATCGATTTGCTGCTGGAGGCCCGTTGCGCTGAAAGAAGTAGACCGGGTAGTTACCGTAGTTGCCTGTGCCTTGGTCGGTGGCAGAGGATGCAACCTGAGTGCCATTGATGCGAAGGATTGATTGATCGCCGCTGATGTTGCCTATACCAGTAAGCAAATCTGTAATTGGAGCGTTATAGCCAGTGGATGGCCCCGCATCACTTGCCGAAGTCCCTTTAGACCTAAAAAAGTAACCACCTGAAGTTTGTGTCTGTAACTGAAATACACCATTATTGAGTGCAGTGCTAGCACTCAACTCCGTAATCATCCCGGCCACCGCATCACTCAGCTTCCGCAGTCCAGCGCACAGGGTGATCTTGTCGGTGGCACTAAAGTCAATGCTGTTGGTTTGCAGGAAGTCGTCCACCCCGTCTGCTTTGAGGTAGCCGGGGAAGCCGTTGGTGTCGTAATCCGTGCTGGTGTTTACCCGCTGGTAGAGCGGCAGCAGCCCGGTGGCTTGGTTCGCGGGACGGAGGTCTGCGCCCCAGATGAAGATGCCTGTATCTGGAATGGGGGTAGTCCAAGATATAGTTGTTCCATTAGGTGCTATTCCGACACTAGCAAAAAACGAACCGGCGGGAGTTCCAGATGCTGATATTCTGAACCATCCATTCGCAAACGGAGTAACAGACACGCTAGTATCGTTTACAAATGTAAAAGTGCCGGTATCCAAATCAAAAATATTTTGCGAAGCACTTGCACATCTAAGCAAAACATACCGCCAATTGTCTTTCTTGACATAAATAGAATTTGTCATTGCAACAGTCGCGCTGAACGATTGCCGCACATACTGTTCGCCAGCAACTGCTCCGGCAATTGTATAGAACCTGTCTGCATTCAAAGATCCATCAGGGGCAACCGCCGCGTTTGGAGTAACTGCGTTTCTTGTTGCTACAATTGACCACGCCGCATCATCGAACTGCTCGGTCTTCGTCAGCAGATTCACCCGCTTCGACCAGATCGGTCGATTGCCAGAGGCTGGCGCATAGCGGTGATTGCCGGGGAGTTCGCGGACGGAGATGTTGTCGATGGAGCCTATAAAGTTCACTTGCCGGAACGAAAGAACCGTCCCCGCGCCAGATGCAAAAATTGCTGTTTTCCTGCCGCTTGTGCTTCCGCTTGTAAATTGCACGATGTTGAAATACCCATCGTTTTGAACTTGCAATGTGCCGGATGTGTACTCTAAGTCAAAAGTGACTTGGTACCATTTATTTGTAGCAAACACCGTCTGAAGCAGTTTCCCGTCACCAGTACCGGCAGTGCAATACGCCTTCCCATCTCCGATGATCCATTCGCCGGTTCCAGTCTCAGTCCACCCAGTACTACCCTGACTGAAATTCCCATTCGTCACCAACTCCGGCCCCAGCACCAGCCCCCGGCTCTTGTCCAACTGCAAGCCGACAAACTGCTCGACAGCAGTGACCGGGGTGGTTCCCGCGCTGTCTTGGAACAGGGTGGTCGTGTCGTTGTCGTCGTACCACCAACCCTGTGAGCCGTCCCAGAACAGCGATTGGATGATGGCGGTCAGTTGGCCTGACCGTGACAGCCCGAAGCTGGGGCTTGACCGCAGACCGACCGGAATGCCGTTCTGCATGGCTGTTACTCGATGTTGATCGGCTTGGCGTAGACCGTCCCGCCGGTCGCGACCTGAATGGCGCTTACGCGCCACGGCGCGCCGGTGCCAGGCGGCACCTTGAACGGGATCGGCGTGAACGGCGGGATGGGGGTGTCGGCCGTCGTGGCCGTCACGCCCTCACCGACCCGGACATAACACGCCTGATCGGACCACACCACTACCCCTTGCGGGCCAGCCGGCCAGGTCGAGGTCGAGCCGGCCGTGCCGGTGTAAGCGGCTGAGAGCGCCGTAAACTGAGCGTCGTTCAATGGACGAAGGAGTTGCATGGCGATTCCTTACGCGAGGAATTTGAGCTTGTAGAGCGTGGTGAAGTAGAGCGCGAGGATCTCATCAATGATGTTCTGCAAGGTCGTGTCTTCTTTCTTCACCACCTTGTACCGCATCTCTTCGATGTCCTTGACCTGCCCCTCCAAGAAGTCCACGATGTTGCCGGTTCGCTTGGCTGATTGCAGCGCGATGGCGCCGATCAGACCGTACTTGCCTTGGTAGGTTTCCGCGAACTTGTCTGCGAGGTCGATGATGCCGTCGTAGAACTCGTTCAACGCAACGTGCTTGGCGTATGACCGCGTCGCCAGATGCGTCGAATGCGCGACATCGCGAGCAAGGAACATCTGACCGATAAACACTTCGCACGTCATTGCGGCATCCCCATGTCAAGCGGCAGTTGCTCCATCGGAGGCTGCATTTCAGGCATCTGCGGCATCGGAACCGACTGCTCCATGACGTCACGCAGCGTAATCACCACGATCTCCTGCACCTGCTCGGGCGTCATGCCCGCTTGGACAGCTTGAATCCGCTTGGTTTCGGCATTGTACTCTTCGATCCGCAGTTTCTGCGCTTCCATCGACTCGCTGACAGTCTTCAGCATCCCGTGCAGTTGGTCAAGCTCCTGACCCATCGCCTGGATCTGCTGGTTGGCCATTTGCAAAGCCGGGTCGTCTTCGTCTTGCAAGAGTTTCGGGTCAATCGTCTTCTTGAGCCGCTCGGCCAGCTCCTGTGCGCCTGGCCAGTCCATGTTCTTGACGAACAGGTCGCCAGCGACCGCCCAGAGCTGCGGGTTGCCTTGCAGAATCTGCCCCATTGCGTCCATCGCTTCCTGACGCTTGGTCAGGTAGCTTGGGCCGGTCGTGACCTTGACATCGTACTTGCCGACCGAGGGGTTGTAAATCTTGTCGATGACGACGCCCTGCTCGTTCACCACCCGCCGCACCGCTTCCGGCTGCGTTGGGTCGATCTTGACCATGTTGGACTCGCCGTCCAAACCAATGATCCGCGCGATGCGCTGGGTATCGTAAATTTTCGGCACCAGATCAATGATCTGCCGCGTGATGTGACGCACGGCGCGGGCCAGATTGTCGACGTAGTGATAGGTGCCTGTGTTGCTCTGCTGCTGACGCGCAAGGATCGCACGGCCAGACCGTTCGTTCGAGGTCGCGCCCAGACTCGGGTCGTACTGACCTGTGGTCGCCTTGAGGTCGTCTGACGCCCCAAGTTTGGCTTGAATGAGACCAGGTTGGGCCATGACAGGCGGCGAGCGCTGCGGCAGCGGCAAAGGCGCTCCTTGCCCGTCTGTAGCGTCTGGATTGACCTCGAGGTACGGCCAGTTGTTGATGTTGGCCGTCTTCCACTGGTGCTCGTAGCCCTCGAACTGACCGCCATAGCCGATAAACGGCGCTTTGGGCGCCAGCGCCAGCATTTCGGCTTCTTGGCTCGTCCAGTAGTTGTAAAGCCGCTGGGCGTCCTTGGCGTTACGCACCAGACCCGAGATCTGCACCTCGCCGTCGATCTCAAACTCGTTTCCGACCACTCGAACGACTGGAATCCACTTGCCCGGCCATTCCTGCTC